CAAAGCGTCACGTTGCTGACGTGCGCCTCGGCCTCGGCCGGGGCGTTTGTGTGTCTGGAGGTCGCCATGTGTATTTCACGATAACGGTCCTTCTCGCGAACGCTGGTTAGCCAATCAGGATTAGCTAATACGCCCGTAGAACGGGCACTTCTGGGGGCCTACAGACATCATGAAAACGGTGCAAATCGGATCGGCAACGCTGATCCGAGGCGATGCGTTGCGCGCGCTCGCAACGCTGCCAGATGACTCGGTCGACCTCGTGCTCGCCGACCCGCCCTACGGTACGACAAATTGCGCCTGGGACGCGGTAATCCCGCTCGATCGCATGTGGCGCGAGCTCGAGCGCGTGACGCGCCCCGGTGCGTCAATCGTGATGACGGCAAGCCAGCCGTTCACCACCGCGCTGATTGCATCGAACCTGCACGCGTTCAAATATTGCTGGGTGTGGGAAAAGAGAAAGGCGACCGGGCATCTCAACTGCCACAAGGCGCCGATGCGCGCACACGAAGACGTCGTCGTCTTTGCGCTGCCGGGCCCGCGAACCTACAACCCGCAAGGCCTTGTCCCGCACCCGAGCCCGCGCATGCAGGCTCCGCGGCTTGGGAGCATCTACAACTCTGCCACGCGCCGCACCCTTTGGGATCGCACGAACTACCCGCGCTCCATGCTGCGCTTCGACAACGATCGCGGCGGCAGCAATCAGGGCCTCCACCCGACGCAAAAGCCTGTCGCGCTGATGGAATATCTCGTGCGGACCTACACGCACGAAGGCGAGACGGTGCTCGACTTCACTATGGGCAGCGGCACGACAGGGGTTGCCTGTGAGCGAGCAGGGCGGCGATTCATCGGAATCGAGCTCGACCCCACCTATTACCGGCTTGCCTGTGCCCGTCTCCGGGCCGCAGCCGCCGGGGCCGACGTTCACGGACGCACTGGCGTCGGCCAAAAACTACGCCCGCGCCGAAAAGTCCGAGGCGACCAGGCGCGCGTACCAGTCCGACTGGCGGGACTTTTTGGCGTGGTGCGCGCCGCGCAAAAGTCCCGCGCTGCCGGCGAGCGTTGAGACGACGGCCAGCTATCTGGCGCATCTCGCCGATTCGGGGCTAAAGGTCTCGACGATCTCGCGGCGAACAGCCGCGATCACATACGCGCATCGGCTCACTGGGTTCCCCCCGCCCACTGCGGCCGAGCCAGTGAAGGCGGTGCTGAGAGGCATCCGCCGGCAGCTGGGGTCTGCGGTCGAGCGTAAAGCTCCTGCCACCGCGCGAGCCATTTCGAAGATGCTCGCGAAAATCCCCCCGACCCGGAAAGGGGTTAGGGACCGGGCTTTGCTTCTGATCGGCTTTGCCGCCGCGCTGCGCCGATCCGAGCTCGCGGCCCTCGACGTCGCCGACATCGAGCGCACCGCAGGCGGCATCATCGTCCACGTGCGTCGGAGCAAGACCGACCAGGAGGGCGAGGGCCACGCGATCGCGGTCCCGGCCGGCACCAAGCTCAAGCCGCTCGAGGCGCTGGACGCCTGGCTCGCGCTCCGCGGCGACGGACCTGGTCCGCTGTTTCGCGTGTGCGACGCGACGGTCGCGCTGATCGTCAAGCGATACGCGCGGCTTGCGCGGCTCGATCCTGCCCAGTTTTCCGGTCACTCGCTGCGCGCCGGCTTCGTCACCTCGGCGCTCGAGCACGGCGCCGATCTGCTCAAGGTGATGGACGTCACCCGGCACCGCGAGGTGAAGACGCTCAAGGCTTACGATCGGCGCGCTCGTGCGTTTAAAGACCACGCAGGCAAAGGGTTTCTATGACTGTTGTGACCGTGGTGAACAACGAGAGCCTCACGCCGGCCGAGCGGTCGATCGTCGACCGCTCGCTGCTCGCGTGGTGGAACGCGCACAACGAGGACCTCGCGCTCGACATGGTCACGCGCGTGAAGGAGCTCAACGCGGTTGCCGCCCGGGTGGTGAGCGAGCTCCGCAACGAGCGCCGCGAGCGCGATCAATTCGGTTGGGACAAGGACCCGAATTTGCGTTCGTGAGCGCGCCTCGTGTATGTCTCGAGCGTCGCCACAAAGGCGACGACGACTCGGGAGACCACGATGGCCAAAAAGCGCACAACGCTAACAATGCGCCAGAAGGCACTGCGGAAAGCTGCAAGAACGCGCACGATGCGAAAGACGACAGCGCGTCGCACGACGATAGCGCGTCGCAAGTCGGGCTGACCGCCGAACGCTCCTACTGACGTTTCCTCCAAACTCGGCCCGCCACGTGCGGGCCTTTTTCTTGGGACTAGCGTCGCGCGCCCTCGATATCCTCGGCCGTGATCTTCCCGGCGATCAGGAGCCGCAGGAGGATCGCGATAGGCTCCGGTACCGACCGCTCGCCCAGCGCCCATCGCCTAGCGGTGCGGCCGTCCGCCCCGAAAAGACGAGCCGCCCCAAGCTGCGAGAGCTTAAGGCGGTCGAGTGCGGAGCGGAATTGATTGGCGGTCATGGCTGTGCTACGTTGTCTTTGCTGGTCGCGGGCCTGCGCCCGCGTGGATTGAAACCATAATCTTAGCCTCCCTCTTGAGGGCTTTAAGAGCAGGCGGCCCCACCGTGAGGCGGGGCCGCTCTGCTTTACTGGTCGGACTCTGGATAGAGGTGTCCGGCAAGCGCATGGTAGGCTGCGCGCATTTGGATCAAGGCGTCTTGGGTCTGCAAGCCATCGAAAAACTGATGGTCGGATTGCATCGGTTGGCTGCGGCCCTCGTCGTCGGCATTCGCTAGTTCGGCGAGTGCCAGCGTGATGTGCTCCTGTGCCTTGGCCATCGCGGCCTGCATTTCGGACTTCTTGGTCATCTGTCTCTCCATCGCCGGGCAGGATTGCCCTTGCTGATGACGCCAATCTATGACAGTTGGCCCTACCTTGTCAACTGGCCCTAGTCACGAATTGTTACGGGGTGGGCGATGCGCAAGCACCCGAGCGGCCGCCCTGTTCGCCGCAACGTCATCAAAGACCCAAGGTCGATACCGCGCGAGCCATACCGGGAAAGCCTGATCCCGGGCCTGCGCAAGCCCGACACGTTCACGCAGGCCTGCGGCTTTCACGTCGACCACATAGGAGGGGACTGGGATGAGCTTGAAGAAGAAGACGCAGGCGCAGGAGCTCGAGCGCGACGACCACATGGCCAACGCCATCAACTACGCGACCCAGCTGGTCGCCGACGCTGAGTTGCGCGGGCTCACCGGCTACGACGTCGCGATCTCGATCGCCGGGGTGCTGGCCGCGCGCAACGCCACGCTCGCCGGCAAGGTGCTGATCGCGGTCGGCAACGCGATCCGCTTGCAGCCGGTGACGAAGCTCGTCACGCCCGAGGGCCAGGTCCTCGAGCTCGAGAAGAAGGCGGACGGCTCCTTTGGCCCGGCCAACTGACTTCACGCCGGCGGCCGCCGAGGAGATTTGCGAGCGCATTGCCGCGGGCGAAAGCGTCCGCGCCATCACGGCAGATGACCACATGCCCGCCGAGCGGACGGTCTACCGCTGGCTCGCCGCCCGGGCGGAATTTTGTCAGCAGTACGCGCGCGCGCGCGAGGCCCAGGCCGACGCCCTGGTCGACCAGATCATCGCGATCGCCGACGCGCCGCTGATCGGCACCATCACCACCGAGAAAGAGATCGTGGTCGACGGCTCGCTTGAGCCGGTGTCGGAGACGCGCACCGCCGACGCGGTCGACCGCGCGCGGCTCATGGTCGATGCCCGCAAATGGGCGGCCGCGAAACTCGCACCCAAGAAGTATGGCAACAAGCTTGAGCTCTCAGGGGATGCAGACAACCCGGTCGTCGTCGAGCGCATTGAGCGCGTCATCGTCGACCCTGCGCATCGAGACGCCGAGGAAGTATAGGCCACTGCTCGAGCCCGCGCGCTACAAGGGCGCACACGGCGGCCGCGGCTCGGCCAAGAGCCATTTTTTTGCCGGCAGCCTGATCGAGCACAGCCTTGCCGAGAAGGGCCTGCTCTCGGTCTGCATCCGCGAGGTGCAAAAGACGCTGAAGGAATCGTCGAAGCGCCTGCTCGAGAACAAGATCAAGCAGATGCGCGTTGGCGGCTTCCGCGCTTACACCGACCGCATCGCGACGCCTGGCGACGGGGTGATCCTGTTCCAGGGGATGCAGGACCATACCGCCGAGTCGATTAAATCGCTCGAGGGCTTCAAGCGCGCCTGGCTCGAAGAAGCGCAGGCGATCAGCACGCGCAGCCTCACGCTGCTGCGGCCGACGATCCGCGCCGAGGACTCGGAGATCTGGGCAGGCTGGAACCCGCGACGCAAGAGCGACGCGATCGACCAACTGCTGCGAGGCGCTGCGAAGCCCAAGGGCGCTGTCGTCATCGAGGCCAACTGGCGCGACAATCCGTGGTTTCCCAAGGTGCTCAACGACGAGCGCCTCCACGACCTCGAGCACTACCCGGAGCGTTACGAGCACATCTGGGAAGGCGGCTACGCCAAGGCGTTCGAGGGCGCCTACTTTGCCCGCAACCTCGCCGAGGCGCGGCTCAAGGGCCGTATCGGCAAGGTAGAGCGCGACCCGCTCCTGCCTGTGCGCGCGATCTTCGACTTGGGCGGCTCCGGCGCAACCGCCGACGCCATGGCGATCTGGCTCGCGCAGTGGGTCGGCCGCGAAATCCGGCTGCTGCACTACATCGAAGGCGTTGGTCAGGTTCTCGGCTACTACGTCGGTGAGCTCCGCCGCCTGGGCTACGGCGACGCGATCTGCATCCTGCCGCATGACGGCGTGACCGAGAACAGCGTCACCGGCAAGCGTTACTACCAACACCTCAAGGACGCCGAATTCAACGTCCCGCCGCCGATCCAGAACCAGGGCCGCGGCGCCGCCATGATGCGCGTCGAAGCAGCGCGCCGCATCTTTGCACAGTGCTGGTTCAACGAGGCGACCTGCGATGCGGGCCTCGACGCGCTCGGCTACTACCACGAGCGCAAGGACGAGGTTCGCGAGGTCGGCCTTGGCCCCGAACATGACTGGTCATCGCACGGCGCCGATGCGTTCGGGCTGATGGCGGTCGCCTACGAGGCGCCGACCGAAAACAAGCCTCGCACACGGCCGCGCGGCGGCAACTGGATGGGGTCGTGATGCGCAACTCAGACACTCGTGGGACGGTGCTGCCGCCGCCCGAGGCCTGCGACGTCGCACCGTGGGATTGCCTGTCCGACGAGTTCAGCGTCGTGCGCCTCGAGCTCCTGCACGAGATGCGCGTGCACGTGCTGCCTGACCGCCTGCCTGCGCGCTACCTGTTCACGGTGCAGTTCGGCCGCTCCGACCTGGCCGACGATCCCGAGCAGGGCAAGCAGCTGCACGTCGTGCGCTTCGACTGCGGCTGGTTCGGCTGCTTCCCCAACAACCGGCTCCTCCTCGAGGACCGCGCGCTGTTCGTCCCCACGAGCGAGCGCCCCGACTTCGTGTGCAACTCTCACGTCTTTTCCGCGGAGTGACCCTCGATGGAGTTGTCTGTCGGTGCAACGCTCGTGATCCTGATCGCGGCCGGGCTGTGCCTCTGGGCGCTGGGGTTCGTCGTCTACATCGTTTGCAAAGTCATCAGCAATCCGTGAGGGACACCATGCTCGCTGCAGGCCTCATCACGCTCGGCGCCGGCTTCGTGTGGTCGGCGTTCTGGACGTTCGCAATGCTGATGCACCCGACGTCTTCGACGCAGAACAAGGGCCCGCTGCTCATCGGCCACACCGCGATGGGCGTCGGCGCCGTGCTCACGGTCGGCGGTGTCGTGCAAGCGATCATCGGCACCTGACATGGCAACAAAGAAGCGCGGCCGCGGCAAGTACGCCGCCACGGACAAGCGCGCGCCCGAGCTCGAGGACGTCAAGCATCCAGGTCAATTTAACCGATCCGCCAATGAGGAAAACGACGAGCAGGCGCCGGCGAAGGACGCCAAGGACGACGACCTGGTCGGGCGATACCGCGAGGAGTACGAGGCGGCCTACAACAAGGACCGCGAGAACCAAGACGAGGCCTATCGCGATCTCAACTTCATCGCCGACACCGACGGCAACGGCGGGCAGTGGGACGCGAAAGCGCTGCAGGAGCGCACCGACGAGGGCCGGCCGGTTCTGACCGTCAA